CTACCTCTATAAGATATTGATCCCACAGATACAAAACACGCTGTTAATAATGCCCCACCTGTTGCTGCTATTACCTCTATCACTTTACGAGTCCTCAATATATGTCTATTATACAAAAAAAGGCTATGACAGAACAGAAAAAGAAAAATCCGTTCCAAAAGTTAAAAGAAGGATTAGACGATAAAGAAGAACAACTAGCTATTATCAGTCTTTTCGTAAGGCTTGGAGTAGTTGTTTGGAGTGGATTTATAGTAACACTTAACTACATATCTATTCCGGGCTACAGTTCAGAGCCAAAAGATATTACATTTCCGGCCAGTTTATTAACAGGCGCACTAGCAACATTTGGTCTTGAGGGATCAAAAAAACGTAGTGAGAAAGACAGCAAAGTTGCGGAAAGCGAAGGTATGGTTCAGACTATAAGGGTAATAACACCTATCAAAATAGAAGGTGCTGAAGTAATCGACCCTAAATCTAAAAAATGAAAAGACTTCTTCCGTTTTTATTTCTTGTATCAGCACCAGCTTATGCTGATATAACATCTCAAATCAGTTCTAGCGTAAAGTTAGAAGTTGCTGCTGCTGGAACTACTGCTGATCGTATTGGCAATTCATATTCTGTTTCTGGTACAGGAGTTAATACAACAGACGGAACAACTGCTGGCTCGGTAGGCGGTCTGGGAGCAGTTACTAACGGCATAAACGCTTACACACCAATCACAGCCAGCCAGCTTACAGATGGCGAAAGCTTTACATATACAGTTTCACATACAACTGGAGACACTATTGCAACATCTCTTACTGTTGGTGAGGTGAGTCCTTTTGGTGACTTAACAAGTACAAGTGGAGGCACAGCTACAAACTTAGCTGGTACTGTTGATAATCATGTAATCACAATAACCGCAGGGTCGGCTGGTACTACAGCCACAGGTTCTTATGTTACATCTGTGACTGTAGACTAATGAGTTATGCGGAAGCTTTTACTACTGTTATTTATATATGCTTTACCAGCTAACGCAAATATTGTGCCAAACTTTACAACTGGCACAATGTCCTCAACTACTAATACCCAAACTACAATTACAGAATCGGTCACTAGCAAAGATTATAAAACTGGCTATGAATACACAGTTACAGGAACAGGTATTTCTGCGTCAGGAGATATTTCCCCAGATGCAGTTAGCGTTACAGGAACAGTAGGAGGTCAAACATACACATGGAAAGGAGCAGATATGACAACAAAACCAGATTGGACTCTTACAAATCCAACATCAGGAGATGCCTTTCAATTTACAGAAACATATTCAGCCCCCGGTCTTCAGAACGTCACAACCATAAATCGCACCATCGAAACGGAATCCGTAGTTACCACTACCTCTGTCTTTCAATAGCTTTTTTTCCAGCAAGTGCTTTAGCTAATGCTGTTAGTCAAAGCAATAGTGGATCTGTAACTAACCAAAATTGGAATGTAAACAACGGAAGCTTTCACACTAATCAATTTGGTGGAGGTGTTGTATGCCAAGGAGCAATGATGACTATAACTCCGTTTACTACATTCAATACGAATTACAGAAAACCATATCGAGATTATTACACAACTCCAGTTTATGACGAAACAGATATTGTTGGCGACTTTGATGATGATGGTAATCCTATAGGAGATGGAACACCTGATAATCCGGGTAATATTCTTTTCTATCAACAAAACTACTCTGGAACAAATAAAGATAGCTTTGCACTTGGCACAGGTATTACCTTAAATTTTAGTATTCCATTAGATAGGCAATATACAAAAAAATGCAAAGAAGCTGCTCAAGTGCAAAATGATATAAACAAACAAAAACTTAAAAACTTAGAACTTGATTGGCATATGGCAAGGTTACGTCATTGCGGAGAAAAAAAGATTGCAGGCATAAGATTTAAAAAAGACAGCCCATATTACGATTTATGCTCAGATATTGAGATAGTTCCTAAAGCCAATCAAGTCTTGCCTCATACACACAAAATTGACGTAAAACAGTAAAAAAAGTCCCCTCAGAATCGCCTGTAAGGGGCTTGTAAAGAAGTCTGCTTATGTTTATACCTTGGGTTTTTTGTCTTTTTTCTTTTTTGTCAGTTTTGTTATAACTTGCTTAACAAGAGGTTTTACTAACTGTAAAACAAGCGGAGCAGAAGCACCGACCAAAGCAAGACTAAAAACACCAACAAATTGATTAACAGAAGGGATGTATTGATCTTTGAAAGGTACGTCTTCATAAAGAGTTATGCACTCTGTCCCATCTAAACGATGTCCTATAACTATTTCCAGCTTCTTTGCATTTCTGTAATCGCCCCTGCGCTGGTCTTTTGAGCTTGGACATTCTGGTATTACTATCTTTTTCTTTTCTTTTGGAATCTCTGGTTTTACTGTTGGTGAATCTATTGTTTCATTTTCATCTGATCTTTTTTCTTCTTCTTTTGATTCAACAATATCTATTCTTCTTCTGTCATATAACATTGGTTGAAACGTAGGCATTGATCCGTAAGGACACGAAATCATTGTTCCTGTTGGATCGTCATCATATAAAGCAGTATTTTTAGAAGATGCATCTCTGTGATACTTCACACAGCCCGGTAATTTTATAGATGGGGGAGGTACATTTAATACTTGATAAGGAATATGTAATGGTAAATCTATCTTTATTTCTGGTATAGAAATATCAGGTATTTCAGTCGTAGGCATTTCTAGGAAGATATACTTCTACTAAACTAAAACATTTTGGGCAAGACAAATTTGTGACCATAGAATATTGAGTGTCTTCTTCAGTATCGTGATCTCCACCCCAAATTAATTCTGACTTGCAATGCCAACAATTCATTTTTTAAATGGTAATTGTATTGATTTGCCTGTTGTGCTTGGTAAAGCATTGTTTAGAACATCAGGCATAAGTCCTTGTACATTTTCAAGTACTTGATTCATCATCTTTGCCTTAAACTGTTCTGACGTTACATACTTATATGTAAAGAAACCACCGCCAAGTATTCCCAATACTAAAACAGTAGATAGTATGGAGAGATAGTTACAGATTTTTTGAAACATGGTAAAACTTGCAATATTAAAGGCTATGTCAGTTATGAGCATAGCCGTATTACTGTTAATTATAGGTCTATCTCCTCTGTACGTCACATTAGGAATAATGCAACGTCAGATTTTAGAAAAATCTAATTAAAATGCAACGCCAGTAGCTTGTACTGGTGTATTAATTAAATCAATTTCTGCTTTTAGTCCAGCTTCAAGAGCAGTAACAGCATCTGTTCCAAGTGCATCTTTAACCCAAGTTATCATGGTTGCACTGTCTGGTGTTTTTTTGGATTCGTCAAAGGCAATGAATCCAGAAGGCAATGACTCAGGTTTGACGTAGGTTATTTCGCCTGTACGTCTTGCCTTTTCTTCTGTGCCATCCATTCCTTTTACTCGATAGACAACATTTGTAAAGTAACCATCAGCAACATCTCTTTTACAAGCAGTGCCGTTAATTTCCCAAGTGTAGGTAATAGCCATGATAATTTGAATTAAATTTTTACTTTTATTCTACAACTTCTGTCGCAGATTGCTCTACTCCTTCTTGTTCTTTTACAAGTTCCACTAACTGCTCATACTTGGCATTAGCAACTTTAAACTGTTCAAGAAGTTGTTGGTTTGAATTACTAAGTTTTTTAGCTTCTTCAATACCTGCGTTGTACTTTTCAGCAAGAGCCTGTGCTTCTGCCTTACGTTGTTCGCATTTTTCAGATAATGTTGACATAAAATATATGTAATTATTTTAAAGTGTAACTACTGGAACGTATAACGGCAATACGGCTTACGCTCCCTCTAATTTTTCTACTCTACCTATAAGTTCTTGAACAGCAGCCACTAAAAGCGGTACGAGTTTTGCTTGATCTATGCCTTGAGGTAATATCTCACCTAATCTATCTTCTTCATATTCTTCATTATCTATCATTTCTTGTGTAATAACAGCATCTTTTGTGCCTGTAATTGCCTCTGGAACGGCTGTGACCTCATGTGCTAAAAATCCATCAACTGTTACAGTTTTATCAGCAATAAAATTAAATCTGTAAGGTTTTAAGGTTT